CCTACGGTCTATTCCGCAAAGCCAACCCCGACACCGTGGCTTGGACAAAGACAGGCGCTGGCACAGCAACGACTGCTACCACCCTATATGTTGAGGTTAATGGCGAAATTCGCATCATTGCCAGTGGCACCAGCATCACCATGCCATCATTCGCCAACGGCACCGATTACGCCATTTGGTGCAAGCCTGACGGCACGCTTGAGGCTACGAGCAACCATACATCCCCACCCGTTGCCAATTCGCGCAAGGTCGGCGGTTTTCATTACGCACCCGGCGGCAATGCCACAGGTACGAGTGGCGGCAATACAACACCTCAAATCAACGAGTTTTCGTTTTGGGATTTGAAGTGGCGGCCTGCTTGCTCTGACCCACGCGGCATGACGCTTGTTGGCGGTGGGTTTTGGACTGACATTTACCTGACTGGCGTGGATGCCATCACCAATGGCTCGTCCAAGTTCAACGTCACAATGGCTGACGGCTCAAGCCCTCCAAAAGTGCCCACCATGTTTGGCGGCAACGGCTCGACTACATACGGCTCTTACACATGGTTCGAGGCGATGGAGCTTGCCACGGCTTTCGGTAAGCGATGCCCCACACAGCAAGAGTTCATGTCGTTCGCCTATGGCACGACTGAAGCATCCTCAGTGGGTTCAGATCAAGTATCGACCATTCTCAATGCAGCCTACACATCCAAATGGGGTGTGATTCAATCCTCTGGTGTTTTGTATGTGTGGGGCCGCGACCGCGGTGGCCCATTCGCAGGCGCAAGCTGGAACGCTAATACAGAGGGTCGTGGCTCTGAATACAACGCGCCGAACTCTGCGCTGTTTGGCGGCGACTGGGGCGACGGCTCGTTCTCCGGTTCGCGCTGCTCGCTCTGGGTCGCCGCTGCCTCGGCCTCGAACGACTCCTTCGGGTCGCGCTTTGTCTGTGACCACCTGCAACTTGACTGAGGGCGCGAAAGCGCCCGTCTAAATGCAACCAATCAAGGATTCAGGATGCTACGATCAAATGGCAATAGTAGAGAAATACGAGAGAGTGATCTCGTATCTCTACCCCATTGCCCAATCCGTGCCACGAAAGCACGGCGTAGCAAGGGATATGTTTTTGCAATGCCTGTTGGGTGTGCCCGACACACTGGTGCAGGCTGGCAAAAGCAATCAGGTATCGAAACTCTACGCCGCAGACGCACAGCTTGCTCATCTGCGGTTTTGGGTGCGCTTTCTGTGTTCGATCAAGTGCGTGACAAAGCACCAGCAGGAAACATCACAAATGTTGATTGCGGAAGTTGGGGCAATGTTGGGCACGTGGATAAAGCACAGAAAAGCACAAGGGCAGTCTGGATAACAACTCTGCGCTATTTGGCGGCAACTGGAACAACGGCTCGAACTCCGGTTCACGCTGCTCGAACTGGAACAACGCTGCCTCGAACTCGAACAACAACATCGGGTCGCGCTTTGTCTGTGACGATGCATATCCAACGCTCTGCCAACGCTACGGCTTGGCAGGCAGACCAATCCACGTGTGGTCAGCCAGCGCTGTCCTGCTTCGGCGAATACATTTCGGGGTTCGGCATAACGCCTAGTAGGAAATCCAAAAGCGCAGCCGACTTTTTTATGGCCAAAAAACACAGAAACCTAATCGGCCAAATCGTTTCAATGGACAACCTGCAAGAGGCGTATCGCAAGACCGCCAAAGGCAAAAAGATGACTTTTGGTTATCTTGAGTTCAAGGAATACGATCAGGCCAATCTGCGATTGATTCAGCAAGAGCTGGCTGATGGCGCATACACCATTGGCGGCTATCGTGAGTTTACGATTTACGAACCCAAGGCCCGTTTAATTTCGGCGCTCGACTTCAAAGATCGATTGGTGCAGCACGCGCTGTGCAACATTGTCAGCCCTATATTCGAGAAAACCCTAATGCCGCAAACCTTTGCTTGTCGCATTGGCATGGGCACTCATGCTGGCGTGCAATTCGTTCAATCGCGCCTGAGGCACTTGGATTCCAAGTATTTCCTTAAAACCGATTACTCCAAATTCTTTCCAAGCGTTGACCGTGCCGTTTTACACAAAATGATTGACCGCAAAATTGACTGCGACAAGACGCTGCGAATCCTGCGCGAGATTATCCCCACCACGGGCAAAGGCATCCCGATTGGCAGCCTCACAAGTCAGCTATTTGCCAACGTGTACGGCAATGCGGCTGACCGGTTCATTCACTTCGACCTCAAGCACAAGCATTGGGCACGATACATGGATGACATTGTGATTCTTGACGACGACAAAGATCGCTTGGTGGATAGTTTTCTGCGCTTAAACGACTGGTCCATGGAGCACTTAAAACTGCGCATTGGCAAGTGGCAAGTGTCACCCACTAGTCGCGGCGTGAACTTCTTAGGCTACCGTATTTGGAAAACCCACAAACTCATTCGCAAGGATTCCGTGATTCGGGCAAAGCGAAAGATTGCCAGGTATGTGGGTAATCAAGACCAGGAATCACTAAGCAAATTTGTCGCATCGTGGTCGGGCCACGCGAAGTGGGCTGACACTCATCATCTTTTTAACTGGCTGGAGCAAAAGCATGGCATCACTGCATAAAACCATCATCAACACCCGCGCTGACTTGGATGCCATTGCTGGCGCACCAGAGCACGCCGAATTCATGAACTTTCTCAAAGGCAGCATGACCCGCAAGCAAGACGTGGCAGTTCGGCCTGAAGGCTATGGGCGGCCTGAGTACGAGGGCGAGATGATTCCACCAGTATGGCAAGATGTTGAAGACCTAAGCACTATCGAGGCTTTTGGGTTCACTAAGGCTGATTTTGCGGAGTAATTAAATGACTGAGGCAACCATGAGCCACACCGAGGCCCGTTTGCAAACACATGAAGAAGTTTGCGCATTTCGCTACGAGCAGATCAATGCTCGTCTCAAGCGGTTGGAAGGCATCTTGATGAAGACCGCAGGCATCATGCTTGTCTCGATGGCAGGCATCCTGTGGTCGGTTGTTTACTTGCGGTGATGTAGATGCTGGCTGAACTCGCCATCGCAAACGCGGCGTTCTCCGTCATCAAGGAGACCATCCAAAACGGTGGCGATATTCTGTCGGCGGGTCAGAGCCTGTTCAACTACTTCGACTCTAAAGCGACCATAGCCAAGAAGGCCAAAGAGGGCGGCATGAAGTCCGACCTTGAGGAGTTCATGGCGCTGGAGCAGTTGAAGAAGCAAGAGCTTGAACTGCGCAACATGATGATCTACCAAGGCCGTGGTGGTATGTGGGACGACTGGATGCAGTTCCAAGTCGAGGCCCGTAAGAAACGTGAAGCTGCTGAAGCTGCCGAGCGACTAAAGCGACAGAGGCGCATCGAGGCATTGAAGACATTTGGAATGTGGGCACTGCTGGTCATCATGCTTGGCGGCATTGGTGTCATCATCGGCGCGATCATCTATCTTGGAAGGCACAATTTATGAGAATGACAGCAGAAGACATTGAAGTGCGGGTGTGGGCGTTTGTCGTCATCTGCATCACCATCATGGTGCTCACCATTGGCATTGGCCTAATGTGGTTGGTTGGTTTTGAGACACAGCCGCCTGAACTGGCACCGATTGATGCTGTGTTCCTAGAAATTCTGAAAGCCATTGCCTTCATGGGCGTTGGTACACTCGGCGGTATCGCAGGCCGCAAGGCTATTACAAACGTGTCGCAAAAGATGGCGGACAAACCTGAAGGGGGATAAACATGCTACCTGCTTTTTTAATGGCACAGGGGGCCAACAAACTTGCCGACATGATGATGGGCAAGGGCAAAGAGATGGTGGTCAACGCTATCGCAGACAAACTCGGTGTGGAGCCTAAAGAGTCCTCCATCGAGGCCCACCTTACTGCTCACCCTGAAGAGATGGTCAAACTAGAGCAGCTCGACGTGCAGCGCCTTTCTCTGGAAGTCCAAGACCGTGAGAACGCTCGTGAGATGCAGAAAGAGGCCATGAAGTCAGACGACCCCATCGTGCGCCGCTTTGTGTACCTGTTCGCATGGTTCTGGGGCATTGTCTCTGCGGTGTATTTCTTCGCCGTGACCTTCATGGAAGTGCCTAAGACTGGCGAGGCGTTTGCCAACTTCATTCTGGGATTTCTGACAGGTACAGCAGTAGCCACGATCATCGGCTTCTTCTACGGCGGTGCAAGTAAAGGAGATGACAAATGACTCCAGCACAGTGGGACAAGCAGCGTGAGCTGTACCCAAACTTTCCAAAGTCCGAGTTCGACTGCTCTCATAGTGGCCGCAACGAAATGAAGCACGAGTTCATGGAAGTGCTCCAGAAGATCCGCAATGAGTACGGCCCCATGAGCATTAGCAGTGGGTTCCGCCATTCGACCCACCCCATCGAGGCCAAGAAGATGCGCCCCGGCGAGCACACCTTCGGTATGTGCGCAGATGTACGGTGCAACAATGGTGCTGACCGTTACAAGCTAATCACCATTGCGCTCAAGCATGGCATCACACGCATCGGCATCGCCAAGACCTTCGTGCACATTGGCTTGGGTGCTCCCGGGCTTCCCAATAATGTGATTTGGGAATACGCCTAAGATTATCTGGTCCCGCGCCAGCGCCGCCTTGCGTGCGCGGTGCCGGGCCTGTCTTTCAGCGGCTGTGAACTTGTGACGCGGTTTGTCGCGACCTGTGCCGATCTTGTAGACCGCAGTTACATCTCGACCCAACCCATCGGCCAGCCAGCCACCGATGTGCACAGCGCCCTCTTTGCGCAGGCATCGCATCCACTCCTGAGCCGTGACAATGTGAACGCCTGTGTGCTCGGCCACCTCGTGTGCAGTGACCGGACCATCGAGTAGCAACTTGACAGTCTGAGCCATGACCATGTGATTGACCTTGCGAAAGGTTTTAAGTGACTTGATAGCCATCATGGTTTCCTGATTGCAAGCATCTCACCACGAACGGTTTCGCACATCAGCGTGGCATCAACCCACTTGTGCCCGGTTTGCGGTCCGTACAGCTCCTGACAGAGCTTGTCGGCATACCGCTCGGCACTCATAGGTTTGTCGAGGTAGTGGCTCAGACCAAGCATGGACGCCAGCCAAAACGTGATCATGATCGTGTAGATCAATCCGAGTTGTTTGTCATTCATTCTTGTGTCCTTATCCATCGGTCCCACGTCAGATACAGGCGAATATCTGTACCCAGCAAGTTCATTTTTTTCCTAGCGCTCATGAGATGGTGCTCCATGATGCGGCAGTTCTCATTGGTCGCATAGGATGCACGTTTAGTGCCACCGTGCTCACAAACGAGTCGTAGGGTTATGCACTGGCAGGCCGTTAGACCCCACGGGTTGCGAGCTGCTCGTTTCTTGTCAATGTCCTGTGGTTTCATTGGTACTCCGGTTTCAAGGTCCAGCCGATATCTGGTGGTCGTTTGGGTCTGTGCAGATCATGCGTTGGGTTGGCCACTGCCATTGCGTACCGACGGGCCTTGCCGTAATAGCCTCTGCCGCCAATGTCGAGTCGTTCAGCGATTTCTCTCATCGTCATGGGGCGGTTTTCTCGCTTGAGCAGATTGATGATGCGTTGCCGCTGATGCTCCGCGTTGTCGAACTTGTTGAGCGGCTTGTCGAATGGGTTGGGTCGCCACACGGTTTTAGGCATGTCAGTACAACCCCCAACTTGCAATGAGTATATCGCCCAAGTCACCAGACACCACCAGCCAAAAGCCGCTTAGGAAAGCAAAGATGCCGCCGAGCACCACGCCTGCCAGCACGACCAAGGCCACAGCCAACAGTGCAGCGATGGTGTGGATGTGTTCACGTATCCAGTTCATTCTGCGTACCCGTCTGTTATAACTTTGTTTTTAGCCTCTTCCAGTGCGCCGATCATCATCAAACGATCTTGCACCATTGACGTCTTAATCTTGAACTGTCCCCTATCTTTCCAAAACGCCAACACAATTACTGTGTCAGGCTCTTCGTCAATGGCTTCATTGAGCACAGCCTTAGCATTTACCTTGTATTGATTAGGGATGGTTAGTGTTTTAAGTTTGCTCATTTCGTCACCTCGCGTATTGCCTTCTCAATCAGTCCTGAAAACTCCACCCACTCGTCCAGCGTGAACAGGCTCATGTGGAAGTCGCCAATCTGTGCTTCGTTTGGGTCAATGGTTTCGTGTGGTCGTGGCTCTGGCTTTGTCACGGTGGTAATGTGTAGTCCGTCCATCTCAATAGTCACTTCGGTGGTTTTCATTTGGAAACTCATTTCAAAAACTCCTTAATGGATTCGTACACATCAGTTCTGCCGTGGTTGTCTGAGACTCGTTTGTGCCGCGCTGCGTAGCGCATCTCTGTCTCTGCCCACCTCAGAAGATCCATAGCTTTGTCCAGTTCCTTGGCGTTCGCATCCATCATTTCCATGTATGCGTTGGCCTTGGCTTCTAGTGCCTCGACTAGCTGTGCGCACTCGGCGCTGTGGCAGTGGTTAAGTTTCATGTGTTCTTCTCTTTTAGTTTAGCTTCTGTATATCTAAGCATGTCTTCCAAATACCATTGATTACCCAACATGAAGGCGTCTTTGATTTTTAAAATCTCCTCATCCGTCAGTGACACCCAAGGCTTGCGCTTCTTGCCCGCATCAAGCCCGTCCATATAGGCAATGGTGAGTTCGTCAGGGTCAGGCTCTGCGCTGCACTGTGGGCAATACTCTGGCCCTGCTTCGCAGTGCGCTGGTGTTGCCTGCTCAGGCTGGCGGGTTGGTGGGGCGG